ACCTTGGAAGAATGTACATAAAACAATTAACGCAACTGACCAAACATCTCACTTAGGTGAGTTATTAGATTATCCCGCAAATTATACCTCAGGGGCGTGTAGTAAAACTAAATTATTTCTTTGGTCAACAAATACGGATGGTGCTCATAAAGGTGCAACTAACATACACTCAACACATACATCAGGTATTGATATGGTGAATGAAACAACATACACCCACCAATCTAAATGGGATTTATTAAATGCGAGAGATGATTGTGGTACCCTATTTAAAGAAACGGAGTTTGCGTATGTTTTTGGTGGATCTGTAGCAACAGTTGAGAAATTCAATTTAACAAATGAAACAATGTATACCACTTATTATCCAGGTGGGTCACCTTATGTTACAACAACATTATCCATTACGAGTACATTAGGTTCTTCAGGGTTTTCTGATGAAAACTATGGTTATGGGTATGGTTCTCAAAGTGGAAACAAATGTCACTTTGCTACTGATGTGTTCGAGACAAGGGCATCCTCATGGGCATCTAGTGGGCAACAGAAAGGGATAAGTTCTAAAGTTGGTAAAGGTTATTGTGGAAATGAAGGTACATATAATGGAGGTTACAATTTAAGAAGGTGGGACGTTTTCACTGAAACTAATATTGGTAATGTTCCTAAACCACATGCAAATTGTGGAGAAGAGAATTTCACATTAGGACAAGACCATCAATACATGTTAGCAACATACGATGGTACAGGTCAAACAAATACAAGTTGGAAATTCTCATATACGACAGATACGGGTACGGTAAATCCTGCAGGGTTAGCACCAGGTGTTAACGCAGGTGCATCATCAGGACATTGTGGTTGGAGAAATTAACTATTTATAGATATGATATTTGAAAATTTAGAAATTAGTGGATCATTAAGAGGACAAGGACCTACAAGACCTCCTTCAGGTTTGAAGGCGAGTAGACCATCTTCACCAGAAAACGGGTCCCTATATTTGGAAATGACAACCTCAGGTAGTTTTGATAATAGTTTCTTGATGGTTTATACAGGTAACGGAAACGATGGTGGATGGGAAAGAATTTCAAATCAAAGTAATTTTGGTAAAACGAGTTTCAAGTACAATCAGATAATAAATTATTCATATCTAGCCGGTGGTTACAAATCAAGTTCACCTTGGAAGAACGTACACAAAACGGTTAATTCAACAGATCAGACAACTCACTTAGGTGAGTTATTGGATTATCCTGCATCATATACCTCAGGAGCATGTAGTAGAACTATTTTCTACGTATGGTCTGTTAATAATGATGGTGCATGGAAGAGTGCGGGTAATGTACATGGTACAACCACATCAGCGGTAAATATGATAACTGACACCAACTATGCACATACTGCGGCGATGGATACAACTATATCAAGAAGTGATTTAGGTACTATGCATAAAGAAACTGATATGGCATACCTTTTTAGTGGTGGTTCAGCAACCGTGGAGTTATTTAACTTAACCACGGAATCTTTACATACCGCATATACATTAACAACAATAAACGGTAGTGACGGTGGTTCCGCATTTTCAGATGAACTTCATGGTTATGGTTGGACTTCAAGTGCTGGTGTTAAACTAAACTTCGCAACTGAAACATTTGCAACCTCGGATCGTTGGGGTAATCACTCACAACAGAAAGGGATTAGTTCTAAAGTTGGTAAAGGTTATGCTGGTAATGAAGGTTCATATAGTGGAGGTTACAACTTGAGAAGATGGAGTAATCAAACAGACACAAATATTGGTAACGTCGTGAAACCTGACGGAAATTGTGGTGAAGAAAACTTTACTATGGGTCAGGATTGGCAGTATATGTTAGGTAATTATAATGGTTTACAAAATAATAATTCGTGGAAATTCACGTACGCAACAGACACAGGAACTACAAGTGTTACAGGTTTAAATCCCGCGGTAAACCCGGGGACTTCCTCTGGACATTGTGGTTGGAGAGAATAAAATAAAAAGAATATGATATACGAAAATATGTCCGTTAGTGGTTCACTTAAAGTGGACAGAGTCACTGCAAGACCACCAAAAGGTGTTAAGTCACAGAGACCGTCGAACCCATTATCTGGTTCTCTATTCTTAGAAGAATCATCCGAACACACAAATTACCTTATGGTTTATACTGGTGTTTCAAATATAGAAAATGGTTGGGAACGAATATCGGCACAACAGAATGAAGGAACTAACTTTAAGTACAGACAAATAATTAATTATTCGTATATGGCTGGTGGTTACAAATCAAGTTCACCTTGGAAGAATGTACACAAGGCAACCAACGCAACCGATCAGACAACTCACATTGGTGAGTTATTAGATTACCCTGCAAACTATACTTCAGGTGCGTGTAGTAAATCTATATTTTATATGTGGTCCGTAAACACCGATAGTGCACACAAAGGACCAACAACCCTACATAGTAACACAACTTCGGCGGTTAACATGATGACCGATACTAATTACGCACACCAATCTAACCACGACTTACAATATAGTAGGTCCGATTGTGGAACCATGTGGAAAGAACATGAGTTTGCTTGGATTTTTGCGGGTAACAGAACTGAGGTAGATAAATTTAATTTAAGTAATGAAACGACAATAACAAACTACGGGGTAACCTCGATAAGTAGTAGTGGTGGTGCGAGTTCTTTTTGTAATGAAACCCATGGATATGGATGGAGTACAAGTAGTATAAAAATGGAATTCTCTACGGAGACTATATCAAGTTCATCAAGTTCATGGTCAGCACACGGACAACAAAAAGGTATTGCATCTAAAGTTGGTAAGGGTTATGCCGGTAATGAGGGATCTTACCAAGGTGGTTACAATTTGAGAAGATGGGATACATCTACAGATACCAATATTGGTAATATTTCTAAGTTAAGATCTAATTGTGGTGAAGAGAATTTCGCAATGGGACAGGATTGGCAATACATGTTAGGTTGTTATGGTAGTAGTCTTCAAAATAACGATAGTTGGAAGATGTATTATCAGACAGACACAGGTGTTTTAAATCCAGCGGGTCTTCCACCGGCAGTAAATGCGGGAACGTCTTCAGGACATTGTGCTTGGAGAGAATAATACCATTTTACACTTTATTTAATACTTTTTTATACTTATATTATAGTAAAAATTTGATTATATGCAAGACTTTAAATACGAAAGAAATGGTGTCGACACTAAACTAATAGAAATTGCGGAACAGGTGTCGTTCGCACTACCAAGATATAAGGCAGAAACTTTTGTTGGGGGAGCACAAATAACCCCATATGCAAAACTAAAACAGTGGTTACTAGAACTTAGAGGTCGTGAAGATGCGGTGGAACATTTAGAGTACACTGTACAAAAACAAGATTTAGAAATACAGATACAAGAGGAGAGTAAAGAATTTCTTACTGATCCGAAAAGAAAACAATTGGTTGATCTTAATATTGCCGATATGAGGATTGATCTTAGAAAGTTTAAAAGAAACCTAAAGGACGCATATATCGAGAGACAAGGGTTTGTTGATCTAATAAAAGATTTCTTAGATACCGATGACGCCAAACTACCTGACGGATCTAACTTAATAGATGTCATTGGTAATAAAGATTTAGAAGATAAATTTGAACATGAGTATTGGACAGTCAGAATGGCAAAACAAGCCATGTTAGATATGATATCGTATGGTAGAGTGGGTACAGGTAATTTAGACTCTATTTTAATGATGTCGGCCGAACAACAGAAACAAGTTTTATCACTTGCTTCCTCTTACACAGTATTTATAGATAAGAACATTAATCAACTAATGTCTAACGCGACCACAAATAGTTTCTCAATCGAAGAATCGTTGAGAAATCAACTTAAGTTGGGTAAGGCAGATAAACCTGATACTGAAAAACTTTTATAATGAGACATATTATTTTTAAAATAACTGGTGAAATACCTGGATACATCAGAGTTGTTGGATCCTACATGAATTATTACTACGGTCGTATTGAAGATATATATGATGACATGAGATTAGATTTGGATAAGTTTAATGCGTCTGTCATAACTGAGGAAGTTGGAAAAGGTTTTATTTTTGCGGACATATATAAAAGTTATGTAAGTATAAGAACAAATTCATCAATGATGGATGAGGTACCTGTTTTAGCTGAGTCTTCAGAAACTGAAGAAGAAAAAGTTAAATACACACTTACAGATGAGGACAAACAATTGGGTGTTGATTTTAATAAGGCGGTTCTTCTAAAGGTTATTTCAGATAGATTCTTTACGAGGTATAAAGATCTTATGGTTGATGCGTCTGATTTAGAGAAAGATACGTGGGAGGAACAGAAGAGAGAGGCGTTCGCATATCAAGAGAACAGTAACTACTCGACACCTGTGATAGACATACTTTCAAGTGGTAGGGGTATCGACAAACAGGTATTGGTGGATAAGATTATATCTAATGTTACGACATATAACACAAAATTAGCAACACTACTTCTTGAACAACAACTTTTAGAAACAAAAGTTAAAAATTGTAACACCATAGCAGATTGTCACAGAGTAAGACATGAGAAATTTGGTGTAGGTATGAGTAGACAACAAAAGATTGATGAGGAAATTGAGACAACCCCACTGACACTGAAGATAGATTTCTAAAAATAACTAAATGAATTTAGCAATAAATGGTACATGTGCTAAAGGTTGTTCGTTCTGTTTTACAAAAGAAGATGCAAGACTAAAACACACTCTTGGTGAAATGTCAATAGAAAAGGTTGGTGAACTACTTGACCACTTTGACGTAAAAGGTTCTAGAGAAGAGGTTACCATTTTAGGTGGTGAACCGACACAACATTCAAACTTTATTGGACTAATGGATTATATAATCTCTAGAGGTTATAAAGTTAATCTTGTAAGCAACTTATTATTTGGTAAGAGAACATTAGATTACATAACCACTAATATAAGACATATTCAATGGGTCCTACCTAATGGTGCGGAGTTAGATGAAAAGAATAGATTAAATCTATTTAAAAAGAATTATCTATCACTCTACACGGCGTATGCCAATACGTGGGGTTTTGAAGAAAATCCAAGATTATTCATTGCACTAACACTATCGTCAGATTGGAAAGAAAGAAAAATGTATGATTACATAAAATGGTTGTACCATGCATTAGATGGTAAACTAAATGCAATAAGGTTAGGTTTAGATCTAACAGGTACCTATCTAATTAATAATAAGGAGATGGGTAAGGAGGTTACCAAGATACTTAAATTTGGGATGTACAACAATATAAGGGTTACATCTGATTGTCAAGTACCACCATGTTTATGGGAGGGTAAAACAAAAGAATCAATTATACAAAACTCATTCGACTTCGCTACTTTTAAAGTAAAAGGGTACGATAAGATATGTGGGTTTATGCCATTAGATATTTTTCCTGATGGTTCATCTATTCATTGTTATCCTTTACAAGATAAAGTTAAGATAGATAATGTATTGAAAATTTCAGGAGAAAATAATATATTAACTCTAAGAGATGAGTTCGATGACCTTTATAGAGATAATCATAAAAATTATAAAATACCACAAGACTGTTTAGATTGTGTTTTTTACAAGACAGAATGTAATGGAATATGTGGGGGATGTTTAGAGAATGAGTAAGATTTTTTCAATACCGTTAAATCCAATGTTAAGTGAACAAGCGTTCACACATGTGTTCTATCCTTTTTTAAAGGAACATAAGGATTGGATTTATGACATATATTTCACGTGTAGGATACCCCCATTTACTCAAGACGCAATGGGGTCAATCATAGATGATAATGATAGAAACTCTGTTTTTGAAAACGCAATGATGATACAAGAATCGTTGGGAATAAAAGTAAGTGCGACCTTTAATAACTTCAACGTATCACCAAAACATGAAAACTATAAACTCTTTATTGATAATTTAAAACCTCTTTATGAGAAAGGGTTAAGGTCTATGACAATTCCTCATGGTCATTGGGTTGCTATGGGTCTAAAGGATCATTTTCCTGAGATGCATATTAAAAATACTATACTTAGGAAGGTTAATACCGCACAAGATTTTTGGTATTCCGCTGAACAAGGTTTTGATTATATTAATGTGGACAGAATACTAATGAGGGATGTGGAAGAATTGAAAAATATTAGAAGGGCACAACTGATGTTTCAACAGAAATACGGCAGGTATATTGAAATTGCATTACTAACTAATGAAGGTTGTTTAGGTAGGTGTCCCGTTATGGATGAACACTACTCATACAATAACTTAAGAAAACCAAACGAATTACCATACTTTCACCATGAAATATCTAAAGTAACTTGTGAACACAAATGGGAAGACGAGGTTGATGCATTCTTTTTTAAAACCGCAACAATTCCTCCATTCAAAGAGGAGTTCAACGAGTATTTGAACCATGTAGATGTATTTAAAATGCATGGTAGAGATAGTTTTGATAGACTTAATGAAACCATGGAAATTATTGAGTCATATTCCAAAGGTAAAGAGGTATTGTCGTCATCCTCTAAAACATATTTAGATGGTGTACCATACGAAGAGTTGAGAGGGTGGAGAAAGAAAATTAAGAAATGTAAATTTCAGTGTTGGGATTGTAACTACTGTGATATAGTGTCGGAACACAAAAAAAGAAAACTTAATGGATCTAATTAAACACATAGACGACTCAATTAGGTGGGGTGAAAGAGAAGTATCTAAACTTAACCAAGATGTATTGAATATTCACGGAATTACAAGTAACAAAGTAAGATCGTTACTCAACAACATATGTTCAATAGAGGGGACGTATTTAGAGGTTGGTGTATTTAGAGGTGCAACGTTCTGTTCCGCCATTTATAATAATGATAAACTACACGCTATAGGTATTGATAACTTCGCATCACCTAACTTAATGCCGATGGGTGTTAGTCAAAAATTGGCATCGTACTTAAAACAAGGGTTAGATGTAACACCACAGGAAAACTTCATAGATAATGTTAAGCGGTTTGGGGATCCCGATAGGTTGGATATATACAAAACAGATTATACAACCTTTGATTATTCCCAACTACCTAAATTAGATATTGTTTTTTATGATGGGGACACTAAGTTTCACGATCAGTATGTTACACTTAAAAAATTAATCCCTCAATTCTCAGACAAGACAATACTGATAATGGACGATTGGAATTGGGATAGTGGTGCACTTTATAGAATCATAGACGAGGAAAAATTGTTTGTATCACATCAAAAAGAAATCTTTACAAAGGGTGAAGATATGGAAGATTTTTGGAACGGAATTGGTATATTTCTTATAGAAAAATAGTTGACTTTTATTTATATTTTATCTAAATTAAAATCTATGAGAAAGTTTATTTTTTACATAGTAATCACACTACTATTTTGTAATGTAGGATACTCTCAAACCAAAGTAGATACACTAAAAGTAAAGACTTTAGATGAGGTTGTCGTGGTTGCAGGAACTAACTACCAAGTTAGACAAGTATATATCGAACCTAAGATATATGAAAGGTCAATACAATTACAACAGACAAGTCCGGGTCAACTAAGTCCTTTCTTAGGTGGATTCACAGGTAACCAAGTCGATCAAGTCATAAACGATATAAGGTTTAATAGTGCATTATTCAGAACAGGGCCTAATCAATACTTTGGGTGGGTACCTATGAATTTCACTAAGAGAATAAGGATTAGTGATGGAGGTAATATAGGTGGTACAATTAATAGAGAGTTAGGTATCGACTCATCATCAATAAAACTATCTTATGATGGTGGTGTAAATGGAACAACTAATTATATTTCTTACAAAGAAGGTAAGTTTGGTATTGCGGTTAATAGTATTATAAACGATAATGTAAGGTCTGTGGGTGGTGAGATACCACACAGTTCTTATAATCAGAATTCATTAATCACTGAGTATCAATGGTCTAATAAAAATAAAACTACTTTTCTCTTCACCCAATCCAACGATTTAGAGAGAACCGATAAATGGAATGGTGGTGAAAGAATAAATGGTTTCCAAGATCCTAAAATCTATACGTGGGAATTACAGAGATATATTTTACTTAATCATAAGTACGATTATAAGGATCTAAAAGTAAACTTTGCATATCAAAACTTCTCAGAAAATATACTCAACAAAACAACAAGAATAAAAAGTAGATTAAATTCGTTCACTATAAATGGTGAATATATGGTTAGTGATAATCTTGAACTATATACATCTAATGTAATTGAACATATTGATTACCAAACTGAAGGTGTTGATTATGTCCCTAATGACCTTTACAAAACATTCAAACAAGGACTTAGGTGGGATATAAAACTTAAAGGGTTTAATGTGTTTGTAAGTGGTGGATACAAGACAGTAAAGATTACAGATATTGAACCATTCAGTGGATTCGAAAGTTCCTTGATTATAGGTAAGAAGGGTTTCTTTGGAAGTTATGTAAGGTCTTTAAACGCACCTAGCTACCTTATGGTAAAACAATCTATTACAACGGGTAAGGCCGAGCAACTACCTAATCCTGATCTTAAACAGGAAAACTCAGACTCGTATAGGGTTGGATATAAGAATAGGGGTTTCTATGTGGACTTTAATTATAGATTATTGAATGATGCAATAAGTACCATATTCATTAATTCAGATACCATCCAAACAGTAAATCAAGGTAAAATAAAAGTATGGTCATCAAATGTGGGGTTTAATAAAGATAACCTACTTAATAAGGGTATTAGTCTTAAGTCTAGGTTAGAATATGTTTATGGTAAAACATCGACAGATGAACCAATCAACAAAGTTTCTCCATTTAGAACTTACGTTAAAATAAGTAAGGATAATTTGTGGGTAGATTGGTCATTTCAAATTAAAGACGATGAACTATCTGAAAACGATTTGAATGATGTTAGACAGTATGCCCACAACAAGGGAGTGAACATAATCTCTGTAGGTTATGACCATACGTTATTTAAACATAAAAATAATCCTATTAATTTGGGAGTATCCGTTTATAATATTCTAAATAATGAAAGTAGAATAACCGGATCATCAACAGACTTACCTAAGAGGTCTGTGTTGTTCAATTTAAAAATGAATTTATGATAGATGTAATATTAAATAACCAACATTTCCTTATATACCTTTCATTTATAATGGTTATAACAGGTATTTTAAAAGAGAAAGGGTATTTGGTAGATGTATTTAGTTTAATACTTAAAACGGTTAAATCTAAGAAGTTAGTTTTATTTCTAATATCTTTATTTGGTGGGGTGTTACCTATACCCGGTAGGGTTGCGGTTTCTGCGGGAATACTTGATACCATCGCACCCAAAGACAAACAAGGAAGAGAAAATTACGGTATTATTGACTACCTATCAACACACCATTATTACATATGGTCACCATTAGAAAAAACAGTCATAATACCTATGGCCATTTTAGGTGTTACGTATGGTGAATTAATGGGTATGGTGTATCCGTTACTTATAATATCTATACTTGTAATAGGTGTATACATTTACAAATTCCAAGACGGAAACATTGAAATACCAAAACATCATCAGGTCAATTATAAGAACATATATTCAATATTCCTACCCTTCATATTAACATTAGTATTAGCGGGTCTAACGGATCGTTATTTACCTTTATTTTGTGGATTCACCCTTTACTTAGTAAGTTACTCCAACTCATGGGGTAAATTACTAAAACATGTTAAATGGAGATTAGTTTTAAGTGTGGGTATTGTGATTATTGTCTCTAATCTTATTTCATTATATGGTAATGAAATAAAGACTAATTTAGAAGGGTTTACATCCGACCATAATATACTTTTAGTTGGTACGTTATGTTTTATCGGATCATTCCTATTAGGGTCATCAGGTAAGTACGCAGGGATAGTCTCATTAGTTACCTCTATTATGGGAATACAATATTTTCTATTCTTATTTACCATGTGTTATTCAGGTTACCTTTTATCCCCAACACACAAATGTATCTACATTGGACAGCAGTATTTCGGTACCCCAATTAAAAAATATATCCTATCCATTTCATTATGGGTAATAATTATGATAGTCTATAGTTCTTTAGACTTGACTTTTACAATTAAATAAACTATATTTCTAAAAAATAACATTATGTCAACAAAGTTAACAATCGATCAAATCCTACAATTGGACGCAGAAATAAATGGGTATACTAATCCTCAAAACGGTGAAGTAATCTATGAAGGTTTTGCAGCACAACCACTATCAATCTTATTGAAGTATGAACTTAGAGAACTCTCTGAGAAATTAAAAGATGAAAGAGGTAAAGTTGATGAACTAAGAAACGAACTAATTGAAAAGTTTGGTGAGAAAACAGAAGAAGGTGGTGTACAAATAACACCAACAATCGAAAAAAAGAAAGGGAAGAAAACTGAAACGGTTAAAAATCCGAAGTACGTAGAATTCTTGAATGAGTACAATAAATTATTATCTAAAGAGATAGAGTTGGATCACCCAGTAATCACTAAGGACGACCTTAAAGATGCAGGTAAAACAAAAGACCAATACAATATCTTATTTAATTTAGTGGGGTAGTTTAAACCTTCTTTTTAATTATGATTTTCAAATTTCCGATTTGATATTCTCCTACATCGTAGTGTGGAATTGATAATCGGATTTTGTTTATTATATGAAGATCTTCCTCGTTCATTAATTCGGTCTCAATAATCATCACGTCTACAACATCACATAATAAAAATTTAGATCTTAAATCGTAATTAGTATTAGGTTGTTCATTTGCAATATATTCGGTGGGTGTAGTACCACCTAAATATAGTTTATCAAAATAAGGTTCCAACCTATATAAGTGTTTGTCACTCCTTAATTCAATACCCATATTAAACGTCGGATAATTAAAAATTTCATCTTCCCAATAATACAGTTCGTTGAATGTCGGTATTGTGATACCCCATTTACGTATAAAGTTACGTATGTTTCTGTGTTCACTTAATTTACTTTCTTCGGACCTCAACACTCTACTTGTTTTAGAAACAAAATGATATACTACAGCACACTCTGTTGTTTTAAGTGAGTAACCTTTTAATTTGGCTCTAATAATGAAATCATCATCTTCACAGAAAAAAGGATCAAAAGTAAAACCATCAAATAAACCAACATCAATAAACGTTTTCTTATAACCCGACATAAAAAATGTACCCCCATTAACTAAGTCCTTTCTTTCCTTAACTTTGTCAACGTATTGGTCAAATAAGTGATAATTAAAATCGTTGAATCCTCTACCCAATTCTAATATAACTTTACCAGGTCTTTTATGTCCTTTAAAAATTGGGGGTTCAATAGTGGTATACGTGATAAGAGACTTTTCATCAATCAGTTCCGATAGATTCTCTAAAAAATTCTTACCGATCACCATATCATTATGAATCAAAACCAACTTATCGGTATCAACTAACTTGATGGCCGAATTATAATTGTCTGAGAAAGTTAATTGATCGTCATCATGTATATAGGAAAGGTTATCGTCATCCAAAGACTGTAACCAATCTAACGTACCATCTGTAGAGCCACCACTACTAATAACCATAGGAGCGTCAGGGTATATATCTCTTACCCTTTGATATGTATTCTTGGTATAGTCTAAGTTATTAAAAACAGCAAGTACTAAAGAGATATCCATTATTTATTGGTGTTATCGAATATTGAAATGAATAGTCGTTCGAAGATCCACGGACCTAATACTTTATTGACACATAATTCATTAGCCCTTTTATAAAACTCCACACTTCTCATTCTAATAGTATCTCTACTAACCGCAAATATTGCACCGGCGGTAAATGGATATAGTTCAAGAGGTGGATCTTCAAATAGTTCTACCCAAACACCATTTATATCCATACCTCCGTGATGGGGTGTCCCGTTTGGTCTCGAATGTAAAACTCTTTTAAAGGGACCATCACTAAAAAATAGTAATTGATTAGGTTTTTCAAAAACTATTGATTTGGTGGTATTTGGAAATTCTTTTAAGACCTCTTTGTAATTTCTAACGTGATCAAATGGGTGTCCTTGAGTAAAGAATACCCACTCACCTAAATTATCATAATTTTTTATTATGTGGGTTAGATACGTGTTACCTTCTCGACCAACGTTAGGTAAATTAATTGAACCTTCGATAGGTTCCCCTTTATTATATAAGAAAATTCTATAATCAGAAAACTCCGATAACCAAGTTGTGTCTTCTCTATATCTACTTACTATTAAATCACCTTTGTAGTTCACCATAATAGTTATTTTGTTTCTCTTGTCGATCAATATCCTTATGATGTATTAAAGAAAATGATTCATCTTCAGGTAAGTTAGTGTATGTATTATAATTTACTAACCTCTCATGTACTTTACCGTACCATCTTATTCTACTCTCTCTTTTCCATATCCTTGCTTGAGAGTCAGGAAAATTAACCCACCCTTTTGAGTTGACATTCCATTTCCATTTCTTAATGTGTTCGTCAGTTAAACCTTCGACAGTATTCACTCTTGAAACTAAAAATACTTCGTTCTTAGGGTTCGCATCAATTATTGTTGGTAGGTAATTAATTAAATTTAAATGAGGCATTTCGTCCGCATCAATTTGAAAAATGTAATCACCCTCACAATAGTCTAATAATTTATTCTTCCACTCACCAAAATGACCATCAAAATAACCCCTCCACATTTGGAAGTTGGGTAATTTATTGTGTTTAATCAACCACTCGGCGATTTCATCAGAACCATTTTTTTGGTCATATAAAACCACTATGTTGTCACTTGGTCTTTTATTCCTAAGTAGAAATCCGACTAAACGTTTTATTTCCTCAAATTCATTACAGACAGTAATTGCGTAAGTAATTTTCATTTATAAGGTTTTTATATAGTCTCCCAATCTATCTTTAGGTGACCAACCTAATTTATTTAAAGTATCGTCATTCTCTCTTTTAGTGGATCTATAGTTACCTGGTTGATCAGGTATGTTAATTTTTGGATGATCACCAAACCTTTCAGTAAACATATTGTAAACCTGATTTATCGAGTAGTTCATACCTGTCCCCAATTCCCATGCATCCTCATGTTTTTCATCCCCTGTACCCACTTTATAAAGTGCGTCAACGATGTCAATGACATGAGTGAAATCTCTTCTTTGTTCCCCATCACCAACTATCGTAATAGGTTCCCCTTTTGATACTTGGTGTCTCCATATACCTATCACTGCAGCCCATGTACCATCCACCAATTCGTTAGGACCATACACGTTATAAAATCTACAGATCTCGAAGTCACAACCATAAGCGGTTCTGTACATTTTGAATATATCTTCACCTGTTCTCTTATAAGTTGCGTACGGAGATGTTTGAGGGTTGCACCATCTTGAGGAGGAACCCGCATAAACCACTTTAATATTGTTTTCCTTAGCCCAATCAGCAACATACTGACAACCACCAGCATTAACTCTAAATGTTTCAGTAGGATCATCAAACGAGGGTTGTATTCTTGACAACGCGGCTAAATGATAACATATGTCAAAATTACCACCTATCGAATTGATTTGTTCAATGTCATTGTAATGGTAATCACACCCATCTATTTCGTATTCCTTTAATCCCGTGGATAAATCATCAATTGAAGATACTTCATGTCCCTCACTCAATAATCTACCAATTAGGTTAGAACCAATAAATCCATTCCCACCTGTTACTAATATTTTCATACTATTCTTCTATTTTTTTTAACTCAGGTAAAACCAATTTAGTCTTTGTTGGTTTAACTGAATTTATTATTATTGATTTTAAAATGTCTTTAAATTTAATTGTTGTTGATTCTAAAGAGAAGTTCTTTTCATTGTCCTCTTTAAGTGAATGAGACTTTACTAAGAAATCCTCATACTTCTCTTTCACTATTTTAAATACCTCAACAACTTCACCGTAATTACATGTGAACCATTTAGATTCTTTAAGAATGAAATCATCAGATGCACTTTCATGTACGTTGGTTAATTTACCACCTAACATTATCGCCTTATCCATTGGTAAGAAATCTTTATGTCCTGACCAATTTGATGCAATTATTGGTTTACCCGTCATAGAAAATTCTAATAGGGGTCTACCAAACCCTTCACCTTTTGTCAGTGTTACCATTGACTTTACTTTAGGGTGATTATATAGGTCATTCATCTCATCATCGGTAAGTTGCCCAAATAACAAATAAATGTTAGGTGGGTTACTATAAGACGATGTAATCCTCTGTATCTTCTTTCTCATCACTTCCCTTTGTTTAATTGAGAAGTTAGCACTAGATGTCTTTAAAATAAGTCCAGGGGAATCATCCACATCATTAAATGAATCACAGAAACATTTAATCAACATACCCACGTCTTTCCTATCCTGACCAATATCTCCCTTCAACCAATGACCAACAAATAAGTAATTAAAATCATCTTCCAAATCCAATTCTAAGTTAGATTCTTTCTCATAATATATTGAAGTATCTACACCTTCATGAAGAACTTCTAAATCTACATTTATTTTATGTTGAGAAATTAACTTACCCGTTACTTTATCCGTTTCATTATACACAGTTTGTAATAACACATCTCTTGAGAAGGTGGAAGTGGTTATAACTTTATCCATTCTATTTATTCCGTCTAACCATTCCTTAGGAGCCGCAGTAGTTTCTATTCCTGCAGTCACACCAATATTATACTTACCCTTTCTTTGAAATTCGTTAGGTACTGTCACTTGAACATACACGTCAGGTACAAAATCTAAACTACTTACAATATTCTCTTCGATCCAAGAATGAAATAAATTCACCTCGGGTTCTAAGGCAGTCATAGGGGTTTTACCCCAATTACAACTGTCAATATATATGTCAAATGTGTCCATATCATATAAGGACTTTAACAAATCTCTTGAGTGAGAACCATAACCACTTAAAGTTTTAATTGGTCCCCTAAATAATAGTTTCTGTTTAATCATATTGACTTAATCTTCGGTTTGTTTATTTATAAACTCTCTAGGGAAATATTTCTCCAAGGACGATAATTTATCATCAGCGTCAACCAACATTGATAATGCCTCTTCTGCATTTTTATAGAAGTCACCTGTTGAGTGATCCCCGATACCCGACCCTTTGTTTCCTAAAAGATCTAAAGTTAATAACGCTTTTGATTTTTCTGCCAAGGCGTTAGTTCTTAGCATATCGATTAATTTCGTGTTCATAGTTATGTTATTTTAAATAATTCAAATTTATTCTTAGGGGTAAATTTAGATAATGACCTCTCCATACCTTTAACTAATGAATTACACATAGTTTTAGTTGAGAAGTTCTTTACCATATATTTTCTTCCTTTAAGACCCCTTCTTTTTCTTTCCTCTCTACCCAAATCGTACATTTCTTTAATAGATGAAACAACATCATAATGATTAATACGATCATCAAAAATATAGGGGGTATTTACTGACCCATTTAATGTTGTTGATGCTGGCCATACAGGATTTACCCACTCACCATAAGTAACTTTATCTTCCCACTTTTTAGGATCATGAAGTGTACCTATCTCTATGTAGTCATCGGCGGTTATTAATTTACCATCTAATTTAAATCCACACTGATCCTGTAATCCACCAGTGACATTTACTATGATTGGAGTACCAGACATTACTGATTCTGCGGTGGTTAAACCAAAACCTTCATTGTTTGCAATATTAATAGTACAATCAACTGTATTATAAATTCTGTTTAACTTGTCTTGATCAAACTTATCGTTAGTAAATTTTACATCATACTTAGGACATAACTCATTAACAACCGCAACTAAGTCAGTTCCGTTTTTGTCTATAGACCTCGTATGCATTAGAAGTAAACATTTACTTGATTCTTCTTCAGTAAGTGTATCACAAAATGTTTTGTATGAATATATAACATCAGATGGTTGTTTACGTTTAATGTTTCTATTATTGAAGAATAATATAAAATCGTAGTCTTTGTCACCATGAATAAATTTCTTCATCTCATCATCAACCTCTACAGGTTTGAAAGTTTCAGGATTTATACCGTGGGGTACATAACTAATTTGCCACTTCTCCAATGGTTTATGAGTTATTTCCCTATTTGACATACCGACTCTATTAACAATTCCATAGGTTTGTTTTGAAATACAACCTAACCAATCACAAGATTCATAGTAATCTCTATTGTAATAAGGGTCGGGTAGGTCATCCCATATATGGTAAAAGAAAATAGGTATCTGTTGTCTAATTTCGTGTTCACTATCATATAACCATTGCCAATAGTGGGGATCGGTGAAATGTAAAATTGCATCAGGTTTTTCAATTGAAATTAATTCTCGTAATCTTTCAATATTACCATAACCGTTTGAAGGATATATTTTTACACTCGCATCTTTTATGCCGGTTTTATTTCGTACATCTGTATTGAGATCTACAATCTTACCAAACTCAGGATGTTTTATGGCTGCCCCTAACTGAACCCAATCAAATTTATCTACACTACCAATAACCATTTCCTTTGACATAGTTGCCACACCTGAAGTCATTCTCATGTCATCAGATAAAAGTAAAATCTTTTTTTTACCCATAATCAATTAAAATCTTGAACCGCTAACGGCTAATACATTATGACTATCAATTAAACTTCTAAATTCTTCATTAGTATTATATAAATCTAAAGAACGGTTCACTAATTTTTGGAAGTTAAGTCCATCAGTCTCTATTGTTTTGATTCTGAATTGTTTGTAAGTGTTTTCTATAACGTTAACTGTTGTTAACTTTGTTTTTGCTTTACTACTCATACTTGTATATATTTCTATATATATAATTTATATCAAAAAAATACCACGTACGCTGTGGTATTAATTAGATTTACAACTCACACCTGTGAGTTATGAATTTTTCTTAGCCTCCTGCACCTTAACTATTACAGGACTATTAGGTTCCTGTTTAATTATTTTAGTTGTTTGACTAGTTGTTTGTTGTGTCTTCTTTTTTTTACATCCACATCCCATAATATAAAGTGTTTTATAATAATTATTCGGTTTTATTAAAAAGTAACGATACTTTTATACAGTATAAATATTTCTATAGGAATAATCAATAGTTAACATAAACAAAAGTTTTGTTTTATTTCTGTTGGGGGTTTCTTTTCTCATTTATTTTCTGTATATTTTATTATAATCAAACTCAAATAGAATGGAAGAAGTACAAAAAGATTTTAAAATGGTGAAGAGTGTCTATAACTCTAATTTTGAAACCATAACTAATATTATGCACCTATATGGTATTGAGAAGTTTGATTTAGATTGTACGTACTCTAAGGGTAACTTTTGGAAAGGATTACCAGACCCAACACATAAGACAGATTTAATCCCACATTACGAACATGTAATTCAGTCTGATTCCGAAAACCTTCCATTTGAAAATGAATCAATGAGTGCGATAATGTACGACCCACCATTTATTATTGTTGGTAGTGGTAAAGGTTATAAGAAAAATGGACCTAATAGTTCCATCATTGCAAAAAGGTTCGAGGGTTACGGAACATATAATGATTTAAAAGAAAATTATTACAATACACTAAAAGAACTATACAGACTAACTAAGAAAGATGGGTTTGTAGTAATGAAATGTCAAGACACTGTTTCTGGAGGTAAGCAACACTTTAGTCATGTTATGGTTATGAATATGGCATATTCTTTAGGTTTCTACCCAAGAGATATGTTTGTACTAACATCTAACGTTAGGGTTAATGCATTCAATGGAACTAAGTGGAAGAAACAACACCACGCCAGAAAATATCATTCATATTTTT